TACTTTATTCGTTTTCGTATGTATTCACGCCCGCTCTCGTTTAACTCCACGCTGCAAAGGTTTTCAAGGATAGCCTTTAACTCGTGTATAATCAACTCATTCATCGTATCAATGCGTTTCGATAAGCCTCCTGAGAGCGCAAAAAACCGAGTATATCAAAGAAATCCCACATATTTGTATCCTCCACATCTTTTACCCTCCCGATTATTCCGGTTAAAGCCACCTCATAAATCAACCCCCTCATTCCGAAGTTCATAATTCCGCTACTGCGGGCAGCTTTGGCACCTGAGCCAGAAGTACCCTTAAAGATTGCAGGGTATCGTCGCCTAACTGTCGCATAAGCCTCATTATGCAAAAAAAAACCTCCCACACGGCTGTCATTGGCAGTTCTTTAAACTGCTCAATTCGGCTCAAAACAAGATCATCGCTGTGTTCTTCATCCTTCTTTCGTAGATATACAGCACATAACTGGGCCAGCCCGTCAATACCTTTTTCGGCTAAATCATGAAGAGCAATCTCAATATCAGCAGCCTCGGCAAAGGTAACGATCCTTTCTTTCGACAACGGCGTGCGCTGACCTCCATATTCAAGGGCCTCGGGTAAATAATAAGTCTCTCCTTTGAACGTGAATGCCGTCGCCCCTATCGCTTCGTAGTACTGAACCTTCTCTCTTTTATCGAGAGGCAACTGTGAGATTGCGCTCATTGCCAGGTACCACAGATAGTCATTGAAAAGCTGATCACGAACAGACCACTCAATTCTTTCAATTACCTTTTGAGGGATATCACTTAACAGAGCAATGACCTTGCCATAGTAAGCAGGATAGTCTTTTACAACATTGCGGTAGGTGTCTTTGATCTTATCGTAGTCATCACTGCCGTTGATAAGTGCCTCCCATCGCTTACGTAGTTTTGAGGGCAAAGTAATAGCCGCTAACGCCTGATATTGCGCAAGCGTTATATCACCCCACTGATTGCGGAGTGAGTAATCCGTGCCTTCGACTGTGACACGAACCATTACTGAGCTCTTGGGGGTGAAGTAAACAGTTTAAAGCTCAAGGCCATTGCCTTCAACTTTGTTACCAGCCCGTCGAGCTGAAGAGCATTTTCACGCTCAATAACGTTCTCCCGGACTAACCGTAGATTGCGCTCTTTCTCTATTGCTAATTGCAGCCCTTCAAGAAGGCTAACTACATCAGCATTGCGGAGCCTGGTTGTTTTCTTTACAGGCTTTTCTTTTACCTCTTCCCTTTCAGGAGAATCTTCACTAAGGATGTTTTTCTTGGCCATTGAATGTATTTATTGAATTAGACTTAGAATCTACAGCATAAGGAATCCCCTGCCGCAGTGATCTTTCTTTGATATAGTTCATTGTATTGTCATCGACCCTGAATGCAAACGGCATCAGGCACATTATTTCAAACTCTGCATCCGATAATGTTTCAAGTGCTTTTCGTGTGAGAATCGTTATGCCGTCCTCCTGTATCATTACCTTTTCGCCCAATGACTTCCTAACCTCAGTCACAGGCTTCGGACTTATGTACATTACGTTCTTGTTTCTCATGTCTCAAAAGTATAATGTTTATTTTTAATTGTTCATATAAATTTTTTATCCTATTGACCGAAAGCCGACAACCGAAGTGCCTTCATTTATTCCGAGCTCAAAATACATCCTCATGATAAAAACATCTAACCAGTCAGGGGAGCGGCCTAATACTTCTTTGATCTTTTCCTTCGGCAATATCCTTAACTTCCCATCCTTATCGCTTTCATAAGTCTTTAGCATTCCCAGTTCCTGCCGTATCATTTCAATCTCGTTATCTGGCAAATCGCATTCGATATAAATGTACTTTACAAGTTCAGCTAGCTTATATCCACACTGACATTTCAAGTTAAAGTACATTTTATTTGTCGGCGAAGATCCATTTTTAAAACCCTTACACCTTAATTCGTCAACCACACCACCACCAACGCCGTCCTCATCAACAAGTATATTTGATGATCCGACCTTGTGTTTGGTTTTTAAGGCATTGATTGCATCTTTTATTATCAGTGTTGAGGATATAGTAAATGTGATGTACTCAATTAATCTCATCCCGTCCCACACGGTTATAATCGCACGGTCAGACCCGAATCGTGCAATATCGGCAACTATCCGCTTTTCACCTTTCAGTGCAAAGTCATTTGTAAACAAGTTGCTGATCTTCTCAAAGTCAATCAACACAGTAGGATCATCATCGTACTCCCACTCCCCAAACATCAATCGCTGTTTTTCCTTCTCAGGCAGTCGCCCCAGTGCATTCAAATAATCAGCCGTCAAATATGCGTTGTCAGTCGGAAGGGCCCGGACGAACTTCCTGTAATCCGGTATTGAACCGTTTTTTTGCGGAAGATAAAAGTTAGTATAAGCATATCCCTTGTTAGGGTTGCAGGTCATCAGTATTTTTCGCTTCAGGTTATAGTCAGAATTCTTCCACCTCCCAACGGCAGCGGCCAGGTTTATGATTGCCATGCTATCTATTTGACCTATCTCCTCAAACCATCCACGAGTAAACTGAAGTGATCCAAATCGCTGATACTCGGGGTCAGATGGCAGTCGCTTACAGTCTATAAAATAAACCTTTGATCCGTTGTAAAGAGAAAAGTAGTTGTGTTGTCCGTTATAGGTTACATAATCCGGGAACGATAGCCCCATTTTATTGAACACCTCAACAATGGAGGGATAAGTATATTTTACGAGATCGTTAAGATCTCGACGGGCAATAAAATATGAAGTGTCGGGATAGATAAGAGCATCCCCAAAAATCAAAAAGCAGCCAAGATAGCTCTTACCACCGCCCTTTGCTCCTCCGAATAAAAGCTCTTCTGTAATACTGTCAAGCCAGTGTTCTGCCGCTATAATCTGTTTTTCCTGTAGCTCAACTGTAGGAGTCATTTTTTGCTTACGGTTATTCCCGTTATTGGCTCTACAATCTTAACCCGCTGCTCGTTCTCGGTCTTATCTTTCCAACCATGATCATTTGTTAAAACAAACTTAGTCATAGTAGCATTTAGCACGTCTGCCGTGCCTAATCTTTTCAGCTTTATTTCCTGTATTTTCCTCGCCCGCTCAATAAGCTTCGAAAACGAGGTAAATTTTTCTGACAAATAAGAAATTAATTGAGGGTATAAATCTTTCTGAATGATAAGAAAATCTTCGAAGAAGATATTACCATCTTTTTCTTTTTGCCAGTCGATAAGATCCCTGCCTAATTGCAAAGCAACGTCCTCAGTCCATTTTTCGTCAGGCTGATAGTCAGCACTAAACTGTCGTCCTTCTTCCGGTTTTATTTTTCCTTTACCCCCTGGCATCTCAGTTCATCCCCATTGACTTCCAAAATACCTTTTTCATTCGCCTCTTCTGGAGATTTTTAAATCCTTTTTCGGCATTGATTTCATCGAGTAAGTTAACAAGGGCTTCTGATTTGGTTCCCCCTTCAGCATAGTAAGAGCCGTAAACGGCGGCATAACCGGCATCATTCATCATTACGCGAGCTTTGTTTACTATTTCGCTTACCCTTATCACCTGAAATTATCATGTGCCAAATATATTAAATATTTTTAACAAATCAAATTACCCGCATCCATCTGATTGTTGCTCCGGCAAGTGCCGTGATTGCTGAAGATGAAACTTCACTTGCAAATCTCGCCGTAACCGAACCATTGGAGGAAGGAGTGATTATACCCCAAATAGTAGCCACATTACCTGTAGTAAGTGAAGATGCGTTACTCGCAGCCGGAATGTCATAAGCACCAGCAGAGTTAACCGTTGTGGTCGTGGCTGTCAGAGTGTACTCACTCCTGTAGCTTAACATTGTAGGACTACCCGGTCCGGTAATTGACCAACGTGACCCCGTTGTGGTGGCCGCAGCTTTGTAAGGTATAACAAATTCAAACCAGTAAGTCTGACCTGCGGTGACAGCAAAAGAAAGTCCGGTTACGTCTGCTATTGTATTAGCCGTGCCGTTGTTGTTTACGACGTCGCCCGAAAGTACAACGGTGTTCAAAGCATTTACAGCGACATTGTTTGACCCTATCACCTGAGCCTGTTTGATAGCTCCTGAAATAGTCATGACGGTAAATCCGTTTTTGTCGTTGTACATCAACATTTCACCGGTGGCAATGATACCCTTGAATAAAATATATTCCGTGCCGTTCGCATCGAGCTTTATGGTTACATCAGCATTGGCTGTATCAGCATTGTAAACAGAAATATAATCAATTATTCTTTGTGTTGAAGCCCCCGGAGCAGGAACAATATTTACATCGGTTGTATTGTTAGTATTTACCAGCGTTCGCCCCGGAGTAAATGTAGTGGTTGTTACATCTCGCCAAAACGTTGCACACCTGAGCTGATTTGCAGCTACACTTCCAGCAAGTACTGCCTGTAAATTATCGGTTTGTTCTGAAAGTATTATCATAGTTGTCG